CATCAGATACCTTGCATGTGCGACATGGCACTCCTACTAACTTCCACGATCCGCATTGTGCACATCGTTCAGGCTCTAATTGTACCGAATCCTGCTGTATATCTCCGTAACCGGACTTAAGCAATAGTTGAACCAAGTCACTAAACCGCATGAAAGCAAGATACTCAGAAGCATCTTCACCCTGTCCATTCATACGGCACACCACGAACGGCAACTCCTGATGAGCTGCTGCTCTCTTAGTGGCTTGGCGCAACCATGCTAGAGGCTGGAAGTCTGTTCTAGCTTTAATCTCAACATCGAACGGAACATTGAGAATATCTTTACCAGCCCCTCGACCAACGCTAGCGCTTCTCCACCATTGCGATAAGTAGGCTGCAACTACTCGCTCGGTACGATAGCCTCGGTCTTTCCTGCTTCGGGTCATGCTTTCCCAGCAGAATTAACTGTATGACACTCTTCACAAGTCCACTCATGCAATAAGTAGCGTGTGCGAATCTGTGATCTAGTTGGGAACTTATTACACAACTGGCATATCAGCTTGTAACCCAGTTCTTCGAGCAGTTCTGCATTAGCCCTAAGATTGGCTCTCTGCTCTTCATTAGGGAATTCTTCCCATTCACCATCTTGGTTTAAGAACTGTATGTATCCCATCAGCGCTTCACCTGAGGCTTCCAAGTGCCATCTGGACTAATCTCGTACCAGATTGGATCGCAACGCTCTGCATCTCCTTGAATCTGAGCCATGCACTTCCACATGCCCCAAGGCTTGTTCTGTTTACTCATTCCAGTTTTCCATACCCGAGCACCATGGACACAACTCTCGTCGATGGCTGTGCCACCAAGGACAGCTTTCACCGTCTCGACTGCTTGTTCCATAGTCACTACTGGTGCTGCCACTTGCATTGTCCATGGGTCTTCTTTCTGTTGAACTGGCACATACTCTTGAGAAGTCTCAGCCATCTTTGCCTTAACCTGTGCAACCTGACTTGATACTGCTTCCTTGGCTGCGACCTTGCTCATCTCTTCACGGCTTGGGCGCTTTCCCTTTGTCGCATATCCAGCCGAAGCGAGAGCGCGACCAATCGCAGACGTTTCACAATTTTCAAGAGCAGAAGTAGCATTAACTCCACGACCTTGAACCGTCTCTTCCGCGAGCCCAGAAGACCAAGGGTGTTGATCAACCTCAGTTCTATATATGTAAGCCTGTACGATAAAACGTGAAGCAGTTGCTTCGACCAATACTGTGCTAATTCGCCCATCTGGGTGCTCCTTCCAGAACTTAATAAGTCTTTCTTCTACCGTCTCGTAATCTTCTAGGTTAAACATATAGATCGTTCTCCTCTGTATGTAGCTGACCGGCTATGGCAACATACGCTGCGAGGTCGATGTAAGTGTCTGGCTTAGCAGTTTCCATTGACCTTGCGACTTTGACCAATGCCATACACATCGCCACTTGATAATCTGTAATTGGCATCTCGAGGTATGAACTCCAGAGTGCGGCGGTTCTTTGCATATTGTCCGATGGGTGACCGTAATCAAGTCCTCGGTCTTGGATAGTAGCTCTCGCTTCGTTGAGGTAATCACGGGCGTTCATCGATTGACCTGATGCTGAGTCTGCGCCTTAATGAGACGGCGAGCGTTTATCTTGCCTTGAATCTTGCCGTGTTCATGCCCCTTGGCGTATCCGATTAAGAAACCCGGAAGTGCACCAATTAGCATTGATAGTAAAACTATGTGATCGTGATTAGTAATCATTATGCACCGACCTTTGCTGGCGCAAACTCTTGAAACCAGAGATAAAGATTGCTTTCTCTGTCAATCTCCCAAGTCCATAAACCGCCCTCAGCAGTAAGGTTTAGTTCTTTAGCGGTGTAAAAAGCAGACTTGCGTGTGAACTTGTTGCCCTTAGCGTCTGTGTAGATGTTGTCCATTTTGAGCCCCTTTCGTAGCTGGTATTTCCGGCTACAAGAAGAACTTTACATCAGGCGTATGCGACAGCCACCTTTTTTAGATAACGAAATGATAACGATTTGAGACGGGTCTTCATCTTCAAAGTAGGGGATTGCTATCTCAGCGGCTGCGCCCATAGACCTTGCCCTGCACGATAAACGTGCCATTCTTTTCTATGTTAATAATGTCCACCTGAACCGTAGAATTATGGACATACATGATTGCAAAGGCTTGCTGCCAATTAGCCGTTCCCTTGGTGTATGAGGCTTGTCTGAAGTCCATGAGATTACCTACCTCAACTCCGTGCAGAACACGCCCTAAACGCCCGCCAGAGGCTTCTGTGAAGGCGCTACGCCCTGCCCTGTGAGTATGTCCTGAGATGACATTCTTGCCATGCCTACGGGCTGCTTCTAGTGCTGAGAGCCCACCCTGCTGCTTAATAGGCGTATGGTCTCCATGAACTGCAATCCAGCCCGGAGCGATGTTCATCGGGTTCTTATGGAAAGTTATGCCAAGCTCATCAAACTTCATAAACTTCTCAAAGCGCAGCTCAGGCAAGGATAGGAATGAGGGAATCTTTTTCATGATGATGTTGTAGAGCCGGTCTGTGTGATTAGATCGTATGCAGTCTGTCACGCCCAGTTCCCAGAGAAGCTGTACGCAACGGTCACGATCATCGCCAAGGCTCTGCTCGTAGGCTTGAGGCGTACCTTCCGACCACTTGCTTATGGTCTGGAAGTCAATCTCATCACCGATGGTTACTGTCTGGTCTGGCTTAAATGTCTTGAGGAATCTTGCAATGTTCTGAGTGAGGTGCGTGTCCTCAAAGGGAACTTGCAAGTCGCTCAGAATTACGATTCGGTTCATTAGTCCTCGTCATCATCGTCATAGGGTATGTTGTCGATTCGATTGGGAAGGTTGGGAATTAGCCAGTCAGGGAAGGCTTCACGATCAGAGAGCAGCCAGAAGGCATGAGTCTCTGAGAAGCCAGCCTTGCGCAAGCTCTTATAGAACTCGTTAAGGGCTATCGCATAAGCATCGAGCGCGCTGTAAGTATCGAGGTCGATGACTGGTCGCTTTCTTGCCATGAGATAAGTGTTACTTACCTAACATCTCGATTATGGTATCAACACGCGCTTCTAGTCGATTGACTTGATCCTTAATACTGGAACCGCCGTTGGGCTTTAGTTCTGTCAGGTAATGCTTAATCATAAACTGTGTGTAAGTTGCCACGCCACCGAGAACTGTGATTACTCCTACAGCCCAAGCTGCGAGATCAACTGCGTTCATTATTTCTTAGGCGTTGCGTATCCGAATACGCCTGCTAGTACAGCCCAGAGAACTGAGCGGTAATCGAGTGCAAAGTTAGATGCGCCCCATGCAGCTAGGAACGCTCCTGCTGTAAGGATTGCTGGGTTCTTCATGTTCATGCTGTGCCGCCTATCATTGGGATATTAGAAAAGAACGAGCCATCTGCATCGCCCTTTTTAGTGAAAGAGATATGGCAATGATGGTCATGCGGATTGATTCCAGAATACTTGCGCCAGCGCCACCCCATGCGAGGGGAAGCAATCTTGCCTGCGAATATGATGTAAGCAATGCGCTTGTCAGACTTTGCTGCGTGTCGAATCTGATTCGCAAGGTCAGGCATGAGGTCAGGCTTTTTCTTTCCAGCCAAATCCCTGTCAATATCAATGGCTCTGACGATACCCTTTGCATCAGGATTGTGGTCAGAAGTACGCGCTGAATGACGGGTATCGCCAATCCACCCATCTGAGGTTCGATCTCGCTCTGGGTAAGTATCATCTATCTGAAGCCTTAACTGTTGTCCGGCTTTGCATAACTTGGGAGTCATGCCAGTAGGAGCTTCGCTTCGTCTGCTGTGATTCCTAGGCGCTCAAGTAGGGCAGCCTTAGCCTGTGCATCTGCCTCAGCCTTAGCATCTTCCTCTGCCTTCTTTTCAGCTGCCAGTTCTGCCTGATAGGTAAGTTCTGCAACCTCAGCATCGGTGAGTTCAATGATTGACTCCACGCCTGTTTCGCAGTTGATTTCGATTCGTGTTGGATTAGGCATTTTTTACTCCATATAGGTAGGCGGTTGAGTATTGCATAAAGTTATCCGATGATAATGATGACAATTTAACCGATGTGATGGCCGCAGTATTAGACCAAAGGCCAGCGGTTAAATAGGCATTTGCAGCTGAAGCATTGTTTTCTGTGACCATATCCCAAGATAAAGATTTATTAGTCGAACCTGCATAATTTGGAATATAAATTAATCCGTTTCCAAAGGTGTTTGCTGTGGCTGAGTTAGCTGGTGAGTCTGTAAATATATAACTTCCGCTTGAACCGCTCACTACACCTGATCCATATCCCTGTAAATAACGGCAAGATAGATTAGTGCTTGAGCCATTAAATTCAATGCGTGTGGTCGATGTAGTTTCTGATCGTGATTGACGAATAGATACATAAATTGCCAAATCTTTATAAGTGCTAGGAATAGATGTAAATTCGATATTCGATGCTCCACCTGAACCAACGGTCGAGCTTGCAATTAGTTCAAATGTATTAGGCATTATGCAGCCGCGATTCCGTAGAGGGTAAAGGTTGAGCCTGCAATAAAGTTAGAACCAGCATTATTTTGAATATAGATTGAATTGATTGCTGCCTGAGTTGCCGGTTTCCACATAGTCACATTGGCATAAACGGCAGAAGAAGAATCATTGTTACGGACAAGGGCAGTTTTTGCCGTTGTTGTGTTTGTGTAGTTCATTACTTGAACAATGGTTGTTCCAAGGGTTGTCGATATTGTGCCAAAAGCGAGGTAATTATCGCTTGAAAGTCTATTAGATGATGCAGTCGAACCGTTTCCGAATAATCGAGTTGCTGAATAAACCGCACCTGTATCACCGTTTAATTGTGCTTGGATAGAACCGCTCGACGATGCAACTGCCGTATTTATTACCAACACTAAATCTGTGTAAGTGCTTGGGATAGATGAGAAGGTATAAGAGGCTGCTGAGCTTCCCAGCGTTGTAGTCGCTATCGGGGTGTATGTTGAACCGGCTGCCATGATTACCCCTTAATTCCGTAAAGTGCGAATTTTGAATACTCTGAAATAGTTGTAGGGCTAGAGCGCACTACTATGTCAATTGAAGTTACCGCAGATGTGTTGATCCATAAGTTAGAGGCAAAGCGAGCCTGACCTGACCCGTTTGCATCCCAACCCGATAGAGTGCGAGTCGTTGTATTTTTATTTGTATTCGTATAATCCAAGATATCGATGACCTTGCCAGTAAATTGAGCGCCGTTGATGTCACCCACTAAACCGCCGGTGGCTGTTGGCGAACTATTGGAAGTATTAGCATAGGCAGATGAGCCGTCGCCGCCGATTTGATGTGAGAAGTAATTCGTATAAGTTGAATCTGAGTTAAATCTCATCAGTAAATCAGGGAAGTCTCCAGCCGTTCCGCCTACTTTACAGCTTGCCCTAAGCTGTAGATGCTTAAAGGTCGATGGGATTGAAGTAAATGAAATCGTAGAAGTACCGCCTGAGCCTACGGTTACGGTTGCAATAGACTCATAACTGTTGGTGACGGGTGCAACACCGACACTAAAGAGTCCTGCTGTGATTGCTCCAATCATTAGGCAATGCCACCTACAACGTACCAAGTGTCTGTTGCTGTCTTAATGCAGACGGCTGTCTTGTATTGAGCCAATGTTGGAGAAGCTGCTACTGCGCCGGCTGAAAGAACTGTTGTAGTGCCTGAAGTGACTGCTGAGATCGTGCAGAGTCCAGCGCCCTTGTTGAGGACTGTGATGGCTGTGCCAACTGGGAAAGCTACTGAGGCATTGGTAGGAATCTTGAACGCTACGGCTGTTGCCTTGTTCATAGGCACTAGGACTTGGTATTGATCGTCGAGGACTGCTGTGTAATCTGCTGTCGCGTCTGCATCGACTGTAAAGGTCACTAAGCCGTTAAAGATAGGGGCTGTGAGGATATCTCCTGTAACCGTTGGGAAGCCTGTTGCCATTGTTTATCTCCTAGTAAGTCATTGCACTCACGCCAATTAT